CCACGTATGGGCACGCCTACTGGCAGAAATGGGGTGAAGCGGAACGGAACGAAACATTGTTGTTGACGTTAGAACGGGCGTTGTTCAAGTTCAGCGCACCAGCGCCACCGTTGGAAGTGTTGTTGAAACTCGAACCCCGGATAGGCACGGCAAGTCCTCTATTAACGGCTTATTCCCATAATATAAAAAGCAGGTGTTACCCTGCCTTTTACCAGTCTTATTTTGCAGCACTCCCATTCCCGGAAGTGCTGCCGTTTAGTGATTTATAATAGCCGCCCACCATGCAGCCTATTTCATTGATGTATCTTGCCATCATTTCATATTTCTTCATTGGCAGACACGGTTTTGCGCTTCTGGTATACTTTGTGCTTGCTGCAAGTCTTATCAAATGCCGCAGCACGTCAACTTTCGTGTCCAGTTCTCCAAGCGTTGTCTTTTTATAATGCTTATTTTCAAGCATTATGACCAACTCTAAAATATCCAGCATTGTTCCGTCTATCTTCTGTGCAAGTCCTCTTTTCGCTCTGGGAAACTCTTCAAGCTGTGGTCCTGCGTATTCCAGCATTTCCCAGACTTTATTTTTCATTTTGAAGTCTTCCTGTGTGGCGTTATCTCGCACATTGTCCAGCTGTGGCGGTCTTTCTTCTGTTTTGTTTTCCGGCATTTTCTAAACCACCTTTGTTATATTTTGTAGTATGGGGCTTACTGCCGTAAGCCCCGCAGTGTATCAGCTCCCAGTTTCCAGTTATTCAACTAAAGCGGAACGGAACGAAACAAAGTGGTGGACGCTAGAACGGGCGTTGTTCAAGTTCAGCGCACCAGCGCCACCGTAGGAAGTGTTGCCGAAACTCGAACCCCGGACAGGCAGTCTTTCGCCGTTATTTCTTGCCCAAAATCTGCCCGGCGTTGTCTGTCCTGCGTCTGGATATAAACCGGACGCAATCAAAATCTGCGGAACGGTTACGCCGCTTACTGCCTTTGTATCTTTAAATGGTACGCTTGTGTCGTTGCTGTCCGTCGTCTGCGTTGTGACACTTGTGTTGATACGCAGCGTTGCGTCACTCGCACTGGTTCTGTCAATCTTTAATGTTCCAACCGTTCCCGGTGCTACAAGTGTGCCGTCCGGCTTAATTGCTTTCCACTCTGTACTTTTTGCACCCATGTTGCAGTCAGACTTCATGGCGTTTCCGTATGGGATAATCTGAATTTCACCATCTACAATGCGCATACCAGATACCCACTCCCAGCAGTTGCCGCAAAGGTCGGCAATTCCAGCCGGGCTGCCGTCATGGTTCCAAGTTACCGGACCAGAACCAGTTGCGGTTCTGCCGCCGCCGTGTGAACCGTCAATGTATGTGTTGATACCCTTTTCATATCCCTTTTCATAGCTTCTGTCCCAGTTTGTGTTTCCACGGGGTGTGAAGCCGTTTTTCATACACCAAAGGTTGATTGCAGCAAATACGCCGTTCTGGTTAAGGTGCCAGCCCTCACCCTTTCTGCGGCATACTGCAAGCGCCGTGTCAAAGTCAATGTATGCTTTAGGGTCTTTCATTGGCAGTGAGTATGCACGGTCGTTGACCACGACGTTAATATACTTCGATATCCAGATAACTTCTTTTTCTACTCCGTCCACAATCCACCACGGCAATGTTTCCTGTGTTCCTCCGGTGATAATGTCGGAATACTTCATTTTGGGAATACCCACCATAATTGACGGCATACCCAAATCATCAAACTTTACTGCATTGTTGCCCCCAAAGGAAGCAACCGCCATTGCTAAATCATCAAAATTAGACATAATTCTTTATACCTCCAATCCCCAAAGAATAAGTGTGCAAAGCGACATATCAAATGGGATAGGCACTGGAATTTCTTTCGGTTCTCCGTTTTCGTCCTCTCCGTCTTCGATAACATCATAGCGTCTGGCAGGAATAACAATCTGCGCAGCGTACTTCTGCGCACGTCCTCCGGTGCCAATCACCACGCCGTCTTCTTCGTCAATGCAAATGTCCAGTGACACTTCAAAATCTCTTTCACGGCTGGCAAGATTGATTGTTAATTCATCATCACCGAACGTGATTTTTTTACCGCCAGACAGTGCATATTCAATATGTGTGCCCGGTGTTTTTTCAACTACATTGATTTTATTAGTAGCCATAATACTTTCTACCTCCATTCTGGTTTCTTACTACTTCGCTGCTTCTGGCTGCGATAACCTCCGCTGCTTCTCTCTGTGCTGCTGTCCCGCTGCCCTGCACGCCAAAAGAACGCATAACCGCTTCTTCGTGCTGTCTGCGTTCCTCTGTCTTAATAATCACACCTGCCATTAGTAAAACCCACCTTTCACATAAACTTTTACGGTCACGCTTTTTGCGCTTCCTGTGTGTGCCATCTTAAAACCATTCAGCAACTTTTCTGTAATAACAATGTCGCCCGGAAAACCGCCCGTGTAGTCCACTATTTCTGTTTCCACGGTGTAGTCCATGTGGTTTCTTTCAGTCTTCAGCGCAACTGACTGTGTAGAATTGTTGAACGGGTACTGCTGCGTATTCTTCAAAGTCACCGTTGCTGTTTCTCCCTGCAAGTCAGCTATTGCCTGCTGGTGGTGGATTGTAGAAAGCGCCATAAGCGCTGCCGTTTCTGTTGCATTGGAAATACCGTTTTCCATGTGGTTGAAGTTGGTTGCGTTCTGCGGTGTGCCCTGCTGAATGATTTCCCCCTCAACTGGTGTGTGTGTGATAGTTCCATCATCATTTCTGCTTTCCGTGTAGCGGTCTTCAAACTCTGTTACATGGTCCTGCCATAATTTCTGTTCGTACATCTTTACACCTCCTTTTCTGTAAAATCAAAAGTAAAGCGGTACAAAACGCCCTCTTGTACATTGTTCAGCGGAATATTTACCGCCTTGTCAGCCCACAATTTGTTGTTCTTGTTGTAAAGCTGTACCCTCTGCACCGTGGCTGTTCCGCTTACCTGCGGGGTAATCTGTACATATACAGCAACCCTGCCGTCTTTCAGACGTTCCCGGCGGTGTATCACCTTTTTTTCAGAAACGCCGTTGACGGTTACTTTTGCATAGGCAATGATATTGTCAATGAAATCTTTGAAATCATTGATTGCGTCTGTTGTCAACATGGCTTTTCACCTCCTTTATAGCTTCCTGCGGCTTCCGCACGGCTTGACGCCGTATGAAAACCCCATTGCCTGCGTGCTTGTCCCCACGGCACCGCCCTGTGTCTGCTGCACCGTGCTTCTTTCCGGGACGGTTCCTGTTGCCGGGACTGTGAAGCGGTGTGCTTCCATTCTGTCACTTGCCGTGACCGTGGCACCGCTTGTCTGCCCTCTGGTGTTCCTCTGTGGCTGTTCTCCGGCTTTTATCCGTCCTGCTGGTGTATTTGTATAGCCAAACGTATTCAACGCCGTGTCTGCGTCGATATGCGCCGCCTGCTGTGAAAATACCGTGTTTCTGTATGGCTTTGTGCCTGCTGCTGGTGCCGTGAATATGAAGCCTGCTGCTTCCGTTCCCACAATATAGGTTGCAGCGCCTATCCCGGCTTTTGTGTTTCTCTGTGGGTATGTTCCGGTGTTAAGTCTTCCGGTCAGCGGTGTTTTATATCTGAAATACTCCCCGTGGGTGTATATGACGCCGTTGACCTGTCCTTGATAGGTCAATTCGTCCATGTGTGCAGATAATCTTTTATACATTTTCACTGCCCGGATAATAGCTGCGTAGTCTGCCGTTATTCTCTGGTTGGTCACATCAAGCACAATACGAAAGTGTCCGGGTTCTCCCTCATACTGGAACCACTCTTCCACTTCACTTTCTGGAAATAAGCTGCCCAGCGCTGTTTCAATGGCATATTTTGTGCCCATTTTCTTATGAACCTTGACACTGTTTTTCACTAAATCCCGTTTTGCTTCCAGTGGATAATTGTAGTCGTACCAGTCAACGTGTAGGTCGTATGCCAAAATGTCCACCAGTTCTTCTGGCAATTCATCAAATCTGGAATATATCAGCACATTGTCAATTATCCCGGAAGCGTCCAGCAGTGCTGCTGCCGTGGCGTTTGCCAGTGCAACCATTTTGGGGTCTTTCTTTAGCGCTTCCGGCAGGCACTCTGAATAATCGGCATTGTAAATTGTTTTAGACATTTTCAATACCTCCATTCAGAACGCTTTTGTTTCCCAGCTTTGCAACCTTTATATCATCAACAACCGTGAATACTGGCTTTCTAACTTCAACACGTTTCACGCCTGCTTCCATCAGCTTTGCTGTTAGGTATGACGGGTTAATATCTCGCCCCATTTTGCTTGTCTGCCATGTCACGTACTCTTCCACTGCCTGTGTTGCTGCCGCCGCAATGACTGTGGCGCTGGCTGCGTCTGGCTGTGGAATATAAAAGGTCACGTCAACGTCAAATGCTACCGTTTCCGGTGCAGATACCGTCACTTTGTCGGTCAGTGGTCTAATGTCGGAAGCGTTCAAGGCGTCTTCAATCTCTTTCAGCACCCCGGACGTTGCCTGCTGTCCATTCTGCAAAAGCACCCGGACGTCTACAACGCAAGGTTCCGGGCTTGTCACTGCCACGTCTGCCACGGCTGGTGATACGCTCTTTGTCCAGTATATGTACCCGTTAATAGGACCCGCCGTGCTGAAACTCTCCATACTTTCACGCATACGCTCATAATAACTGGCGTCGTCCTCTTCTTCTGCGCCGCCACTGGTTGCCGTGATGTTCTCTGCTTTCTGGTAGTAGTCGTATAGGTCAACCAGTTCTTTGACCTGCCCTGCTGCCAGATTGTTTCCAACGTCGCCCGCTGTTGTGCAAATTCCCTCAACGTCCCCGTATGTTTGCCCGGCTTTTATTTCCAGATTTTCTTTTGTTTCAAATAAGATGGCGCCATCAAAAGAAATTCTGGTGCCCGCAGGAATAATCACTGATTGTTTCTGTGCTTCTGAAATATAAAAGCGGAACATTGCAGACGCCGGACTTGCTGGCAGTCTTTCCAAGTCCTTGAATAATTCTGCCAAGCTGTCCAAGTATTCACCGTCCGCATAGCGTGGCACGTTCTTTTTTGCTGTTTCATTGATAATGACACGCTGTTGCACAATGATATTTGCAACCCATGCAATAAAAAGTCTTTCCGGTGACGCCGGGTACACCTTGTAGCGTTCACGCCCCGGCACCTGCTGCACCATATTTTCATACAGCGCAATTAGATTGCTTTCTATCGTTTCTGTGTCGGTTTCCACAAAGTCAATGTCTGGGTATTTTCTGTCACTCATTGTCTGTTTCCACCTCCTCCAAATAAATAATAGGTATTGTACGCCCTGTGGCTGCGTCGTGTTCAAATGTAATGTCCGCAACCTGCGCCCGTGGTTCAAATTCTTCTATCTGGTCGTACAGATAGCCCACCAGTATATTTTCAACTACTGGCTGCGGTCTTCCGTATAGGCTGCCGGGCAAACCAAAATCACGGAACATAGGGCAGGAACCCTGCACCGTGTCCAGAATAACCGCAATATTTTGTATGACTGCTTGATGGTCATTTGCTGGTGCAAGGTCAATTTCTGTCAATAGTGACCCGTCGCCCCTTATCACGTCCATGTTTCATCACCTCTTTGGATATTCTTTTAGTGTCACGTCTGCTGTCGCAGCCCAGCAGTTGCCTTTGTTGTCATAGCGTTTCAATGTGCTGCTAACGCCTGTTATTACCCACTTATAAGAACCGTATTTCTTGCCACCTAAAACCAGTGTTGAAACATTGCCCTTGTTGCACATTTTGTTCAATTTCTTAATTTCATTCAGTGGGTTTGTTCCGTGAAATACACTGAACGCCATTTTGAAACTGATTGTTCCGGGTTCCGGTCCTAAAAACTCCAATACGTCACGCTTAATGTGTCTGTCGTGCGTCGCATACTTTGCAGACACTTTCCAGCTTAATTCATCAAAGGTGCGCACGGTGTTTTCTGAAACCGAAAAAACCAGACTTCCCAGACTTCCTATTTTTGCCATGCTCTACACCTCCCCAATTATGAAGCCGTCGCCGTCGCCATCTGGAACCATTATGCAAAGCACCATGTCATTGACGCCCGGCGTCCACTCTGTCACAAACGCTTCATGGTTGTGGCTTACTTCTTTTAGCATTTGCCCGTTGTAGTCATATTTCAGTGTTGTTTTTGCTGTCTGCCCCTCTGCTCCGCTTTCCATTGCTGGCACAACGTACACAGGGCGTTTTATAATCCTTAAATCACCGGAAGTGATACCGCCTTTGTCCTTGAACTTCACACGGGCTGTCATTTTGCTGGCGTTCACACTCTGTACGGTGCCAAGCCGCACTATGTTTTTTAACTCTGTCATATCTGCCATCAGTAGCCCTCCAATACCTGTTGCAATTCAATCTGTGTTGTATATCCTCCCGTCAATTTGTGGGTTGCTTTGGTAATCTTGTACTTTCTGTCGAACTTCTGGAAGCCTTTTAATTTGACTGTGGCACCTGCCACCAGCTGCACATCACCAAGCATTGTGAAACTTGCTGTAAACTGCTGTGTGTTCTTTTCACGTAGTCGTTTTTTTGCCAGTTCGTATGCTTCATTTGTGCTTCTGACCTTTTCGTTGACTTCAAGCGTTTGCCCGGTTCCCTCTGTGCTGTCTGCCGTGTATGTGCTTTCAATCGTTTCTTTGCTGTCCGGGTCCGTATATGAAACATGGCAGCTGGTGTATGCTGTATCATGCAGGCTGGTTCCCAGCTTGTATGAAATATAATCACCGCTGCCATATTTTATGGTTTTTATAGGTGGCTTGCTGTCATACTCTGCGGCGTCATAGATAACCACATTCATTGTGGTTACTTTCAGCGCAAGCCCTGCCGCTTTACATAATTTCTGTAAAAACACAATGTCCGACGTCTGTACCTGCTCTTTTCTTTTGTACTTTGGTATATTGTCCGCAATGTACATCAGTTTCAAGCTGCTTTCAGACGCTATCTGTTCTGCAATCACTTTCAAATTGGTGTTTTCCCACGCCTTTGATTTTCTTTCTACTCTCATTTTGGAAGTATAAGGAATTGACGTGCCCTTTAGTGTGATTTTTGTTGGCGGTCCGCTGGCGTCTACGCTGTCCAGTTCAAATGTCCCACAGTCCAGCACGGCGTCTTTGCCGTTATCGTGCCAGTTCTTCTGGACAATCGTTGCTGTTATCAATTTAGGGTCAGACACTTTCTTTGTTGTCTCTTTCGTTTCTGTGACCGTCTGTGTTGCTGTACCGCCCGTTGTGATTTTGAAAACCTGCCCCGGATATATTAAGTTAGGGTTTTTAATATTGTTTTCAGAAGCAATCTGCGGGTATTTTGTACCGCTTCCCAGATACTTTTTGGCAATAGCCCAAAGCGTATCACCTTTTTTGACCACATAATTGACAACGCTTGCAGCTTCAACCTGCTTTTGCACCGTTGTTGTGGTCTTAATGAAAGTCGGCTTTACTTCCAGCCAGCTTCCCAGCCACTTTCTTTCTCTATCATCAAACGCAAGCTGCAAATCGTCTGCGTTGTCTTCGTCTTCATCAGTGAAAGTAAGGCTGCTTAAATATTTATTTATATTTGCCGGGACTTTTACGTTTTGAAATTTCAACCGCAGTTCCACCCGGCGTGCCATGTCTTTTGCGCTCATTCTACGTCAGCAGCCCCCTTTTCCACGGTGGCAGTTCCAAGTCTTCTTCGTCTTCCACTTCCGGGATTGTTAATACAACCCCGGCAGGGAAAACGTAGGTGCTGGCGTACTTGACATTGGCTTTCATCAGCTTATCTGTATGCAGGACACTTCCCATTTGTTCAAATGCTATCTTGTCCCACATATCCCCAGATATTGTTGTGTAGCTTTTAGTCATATTTCTGCCGCTTCTCCTTGTCTTCTTTTTCGTCCAGCAGGTCTTCAACGTCACGCAGCAACTTTCTGTTGTTCTCTTCCAGTTTTGCGTCCAAGTCTTCCGGCTTGTCCCCGTTGATAACTATTGTCGGACTGTTGTTTATAGTTACGTTGTTTGCGCTTCCACCGCCACTTCCTGCGCCTGCTGTTACCTCTGGCGCTGTGTTGTAGTTATTCACCGTCTGCGGTGCTGTTGTGGTCTGTGCTGTTGGCGCTACCGCTGCCGCTGTTGTGGCTGCTGTATTCTGTGCAGCCAGAATGTTTCTTGTCTGGTCCGCTGTAAACACCGTGCGCCCCGGTGCGTTCGTGATTAACTCCGGTCCCGCTTCACCAGCAATGAACGTGTCTGGTGTGTTTTTTGAACCTTTCGCCAGCATAGGTATTTCAGATATGTTTATACCTTTTCCACCTACACCCGGCACCCAGTCTGGCACTTTTACTTTGTTCAATCCACGTATAACCGTGTTGACCGCAGATATAATGCCGTTGATAACTCCCGTACACACTGACTTGATACCCTGCCAAATTCCAGAAAATATTTGCTTTATGCCCTCCCAAGCCTGCCGCCAGTTCCCGGAAAATACACCAGTTATGAAAGTGATAATTCCATTCAGTACGGTTGCAATTCCAGAAATTACACCGGAAATTGCTTGAACTCCGCTTTGTACGATAGACTGGATTGTTGGCATTGCAAATTGTATTGCTGCTAAAATTCCTTGAATTATTGGTGAAACTATGTTCCAGATTGTCGTCAGTGCTGTTTGTATCGCAGGTAAAAGCGTTTGCAATACGTTTGTCACCACTGGCAAAATTGCTTGAATTGCTGCGGAAATTGCCGGAAGCACCGTGCTACAAATAAAGCTGAATAATTCTGAAATAATCGGCAAAACATAAGTTGAAATGAATGTGATTATTTCTGAAATAATCGGCATAAGACCAGCAATGAAACTTCCTATCACCGGAATAATTGCACCGATAAAATCAGCAATGCTTTGTATAATCTGCATAATGGTTGGGGCTGCCGCTTGAATAAAGCTAACAATCCCCGGTATTACCTGTGTAACAATCACCTGCAATACCTGTTCTGCAACTGGCACAACGTATGTGGTTATAAAGCCCACAACCTCTGAAACTGCGTTCTTTACTGTTCCCAGCACATTTACAAACGTGTCAAAGACTGCTGCGCCTTTATCTCCGAACAATTCTTGTATCTTGTCACGGGCTGCACCTATGTTCCCATCAGAAAACACATTCTTTATGGTGTCGCCTATGTTGGTAATGACTGAAACAATCTTGTCAAAGACTGCCAGTGCTTCATCACCAAAAGTCCGCTGTATAAATCCCCTTATCTCTTCAAGATGGTTCTTTACAAGCTGTATTACTGTAATAATTGTTGTGATAACGCCCACAACTGGCAGTATCTTTCCTGCAATACCTCCAAGCGGTCCCAGTGCTGTTTTTGCAAGGTTTCCAATAGGACCCAGCACCGTTTTTACCGCATTTCCCAGCGGTGCAATCAGTGTTGTTGCCTTGCTAAATGCTCCGGTAATTCCCTTTGTTATGAAGCCGCCTACTTTTCCAAGTGGGCTGTTTGCAATCGCACTGCCTACCGTTCCAAGTATCGGACCCAGCTTGCCGCCAATTAGTGAAAATGGTTTCAGCATAAGTCCCAGCATTTTTGTCCCGGCTCCTGTCAATGCTCCGCTTGCTTTTCCTGCAATTCCTAAAAAGCCACTGACAATGGACTGCTTCACGCCGCCCATAAAGCCTGTTACTGCTCCAATAACTCTGTTGCCACTGAATATATTACCTATTGCAGAACCTACGCCGCCCATAGCGCCTTTTACATTGCCAAAGTATGACAATATACCGCTTCCAGCTGTTTTCAGCTTTTCCGCAAAACTTACGCTTGTTGCTGCATTTTCAATAAATCCGGCACGCAGTCCCAGCAGTTTTTTTGCCAGTGACAATATGCCGTCTTGTGCTGATAATGTAACCAGCTTTGTTGTCAACATTCCCACTTTCAATGCCGCCAGCCCTGCCGCTACCTTTAGGGCTGTTTGCACCAATTTTGGGTTTGCTGCTGCAAATTCTGAAACTTTAGTGACCACAACCGCCACTTTGTCTGCCAGATTTCCAACAATCGGCAGCAAGTTTTGACCAAGAACAATACCCAAGTTTGCAATACTGTTCTTTGCCTTTTCCATTTTGGCTTCTGTGGTGTCTTCCATTTTGGCAAATGCGCTGTCTGTTGCTCCAACGCTGTTCACCATGTCTTGTACGCTTGAATTGAAGCCGTCAACTCCGTTTGACAGAAGCGACATTGCCGCTTTTCCGGCTTCCGAACTGCTGAACATATCAGATAGAGCAAGACCGGACTTGCTGGCTTCTTCCTGTATACCTCCCAGAATTTCCCCAAGTGATTTACCACTTGCCATCAATTCTGCAAAGCTGCCGCCCATCTTCTGCCGCAATAGCTTGTCTGTCGTACTTCCAGACTTTGACAACTCATTCAACATACTGTTCATGTATGTTGTCGTTTCTGCGGCTGCAATACCTTTGCTGGTCATTATTGCATATCCGGCGCATAACTGTTCCAGTGAAACATTGCTGGCGTTTGCAGTCGGTATGATTTTACCCATACTGCTTGCCAGTTCTCCTACCGTTACTTTACCTTTGTTCTGCGTCTGTACCAGCATATCTGATACCGTGCTTACTTTGTCCGCACTCATGCCGTATGCGTTCAATACGGTTGTTAATACGTCCAGCGTTTGCGAACTTTCCGCAAATCCGGCTTTTGCTAACTTCGTACTGTTTGTAACAAAGTTTACGGCGTCGCCTGTCTTCTGCCCGGCAGATATAGCGTTATACACATCATCAGCAATGGCATTGGCTGCAATTCCTGTCTTGTTTGACAGTTCCATTATCTGTTGTGACAATGTACCCAGCGGGACTTCCTGCGTATCTGCAATGGTTCCCACCTTTGCTATTGCTTTTTCGTACTGCTGCGCTGCCTGCACGGGTCCTGCATACACTGCGGCGGCTACGGCACTAATTGCGCCAATAGTTCCCAGCAGTTGCCCTTTTGTCTTTGAAATGCTCTGCTCTACCTGCTGTTGCTTATCATTTAGCTTTTGCAACGTCTGCTGTGAAGTTTGCAGCTTTTCATAAGACTTTTGCAGTCTTCCGTTTGCTTCTTCCAGATTGTCCGTATTTACCCCGGCTGCTTTCAGTTCGTCGGCGTAACTGTTTAATTGTTTTTCCTGTTCTTCAATTTTGGCAGTGGTCTGTTGTATCTGGTTTTCATTCTTTTCAAGCTTCTTCCGCAGTGCTTCTGTGGGTTCGCCTGTCTGCTGCAATTCCTGCTGTAATCGGTCATGCTCTGCGTTAAGCTGCGCCAGCCGTTCTTTGTTCTTATCAATAGCGGCAGACTGCTTTGTGTAGCCGTCAATCTTTGATTGCAGGGAATTGACATTTTTTAAGCTGTCCCGTAACTGGTTGTTGGTGTTAATTGCGCTTTTGAATGTGCTGTTAAAATTGCCACCCAGCGACGCTTTCAGCTTAAAAAGCAGTTCAAATTCCTTTTGTGACCCTGCCAAGCTGTTTCACCTCCCTACGCATTATTGCTGTTCTGTTTCTGCTCTTCCGCTTCTTCTTTTTCCACTTCATTTATGGTTTCAATCCATGCAAAAAGTCTGCGTATAGGCATTTGCAGCCAGAACGGGACGGGCGTATGTGAAGCCCTTGACATTTTGTATATCTGCTTTCTTATGAACTTTGCGGGTTCTTTAATTTTTAATAGCCCGCAGCAATTAAAAAATCCCTTGCTTTGTTCTTAATCTTCATGTAATCACCTACCGGAAGACGTCTGATTTCATCAGAAGCAACCCCCGCAGCTTTTGCCGCAAGAATACACTGGAACGCAGAAGAAATTTCCGGTGAAAGTGCGTATTTGTTCTGGTCCGCAAGTTCCTGTTCTACTGCTTCAATATCTTCACCAGTCAGATTGTCAAAATAGAAAGTTAATTTTGTATACTTCTTTCCCTCAATTTCTCTGGGCTTCTTGAATGTGTGTGTATAATTCAAGCTGCCGTCTTCTTCCTTGTCTTTCTTCTTGTCGTCAAAATTGACCACGCCGCTTGCCTGCGCTTCCTGCATTTCCTTTTCCTGCTCTGTTACCTGCTCCATGTTTTCAGTTGTGTTTGTTGTATCTGACATTGTTTATTCCTCCATATCTTTGATTTTAGGCAGGAAAAAACCAGCGGTCTTCCCGCTGGCTCCTGCTGTCTTTTTTACTTCCCTAATGCTTTTCTGACGTCCTTTAAGTAATCTTTGCCATTGATAATGCACACAAAGTTTAACGGGTCAATTTCCGTTACCTTTGAACCGTCCAGATACATTGCATAGTATGAAACGGCGTATTCGCCGCTCACATCAGCTGTTGAAGCTGCCGCAACTTTTCCAAGTGCTGTCTTCTTCGGCTTCACTTTCATAATATGCTTTACGCCGGACACTTCGTTTGCGCTTGTGCGCAGGTTCATTCTCTGCTGTGCAACTCGCAGGTCAATTCTGTGTACCCGTGGTTCCATCAGCTTGACCGCTGCTGCGGTGACAGTTCGGAAATTGAAAGTTGTTGACATTGCATTTAAGTGACCGATAATGATTTCTTCGATATTTCCTGCAATGCCTGCGCCACTCAACTCTTCCGTCATGTACTCCAAGTCTGGCAGTGTCACTTCTGTGGTTCCCAGATACTCTACTGCGTCTTCGTAAATCGCATAGTTAATAACTAATTCGTCAACTTTTGACATTCTGTTTCACCTCCTGTTATGCTGCCACCAGTGCTGCAAGATATGACAAGTCATATTCAAGCACAAAGTCCATTTTCTGCATTGGTGATGGCGGTGTCATATAAATGTGAAAACGCACAATTCCTGCTGCAAGCTGGCTTGTGCTGTTTTCGCTTTCGTTGAACTCCACACGTCCACCAATGATTTTTTCATCAGTTGCAAGGCTTGCCAGCCAATCATTGATTGACTGCACAACTGCGTCAATCAGACGTCTTTTAATTCCTCTGTCAATGTATTTCCAGTACGTCAAAACAAGTGTCTTTGCAACCCACTTGAACATACGGTTGATACAGTAGAAATAGTCCGTCACGTCTGTGTTGGCAGGATAACAAGCCGTATAATTTCCCCAGCTTACAAAGCCATTAAAGAAATTAAGTGCGGTCACAACGCCGTTTTCATTCAAGTAGTTTGCCTGCTGAATATCCATGACTACTTCCGAACCGTCCGCAGTAACCATTCTATCTGCCTGTATACCCTTGTTTGAAGCACTTTCGCAAGGTGTACCGCCGCCGTACTCTTCCGCATTGTCTACGGCTGACATACTGGCTGCAAGCTGTGTTGAAAGATTAAAAACTCTATCTCCCAGCGCAACTTTAGGGAAGCAGACAACTTCTGTTCTTTTTGTGAAGTTTTTCTGTTTCTTCCATGCTGGTACTTCCGTGTAGTATGTCGCCCCGGTTTCTGCTGTGCAGTCAATGTCCAGAATTGCTTCACCCTCAAACAGTCCGTTGATATTCTCTGCTTTTGCAGACATTACAGCTGCAACCTCTGCGTCATGTGACCAATTCGGACACAAAATAAGGTCTGGAACCTTTGTATAAAGCGGAAATACATTGTTAATCAGTTCAAATCCGGTTGTCTTGTGTGTGCTTACGCTGTAACCGCCGATAATATCACTTTTTGTGACCTGTGAAGCGTCCACGGCGTCATATTTCACAGTAAGTTTGCCCGTGGTTTCTTTTAAGAACTCCACAACGCAGTTTGTGTCACTGTAAAATACTTCGTAATCTTCCCCAGCTGTCTTTCCTGTGATTTCCACACTGCCTGCGATTGCTTCCGCAGGTAATACAATCTGACCGTCTACAACGTCCATCTGTGTTTCATCAACTGTTTTCTTGTGTTTCTTAGGGTCAAGAACATTTACAAAGAACACCTGCGCAGAATTGAACAATGTAAACGCTGTGTAAATCTCTTCACAAAGACTGTATTTCTTCCAGTCGTCGGAATATCCCAACGCCTGCACTGCTTCTTTGTAGCTTGAAGCCATAATGACTTCATTTACTTTTCCGTTTACCATCTGCACGGGTGCTGTTCCAACCACAAAATGCACGCCAGTATCTACGGACACGGGCGTGATTGCGCCATTGTTTGTCTTGCTGGCGTTTACTCCATGTGATACGTCACTCATTTGTTATACCTCCTGTTCTGCGTATGCAAGGGCGGCAGCCTTTAAGTCTGAATAATACTTGTTGTATACATTCCCGGTTGTCTTCACCTTGTCTTTCTTGTCTGCCAGTTCGGAAATAGGAACCAGCATTTTTCTTACAAGTGGGAACTTGTCAATAATGAAAGAAAGTTCTTCTTCAATCTCTTTGTCTGTTCCCTCAAAAATCTTGTTGCATGGTAGCATTGCTTTTGGCAGGTTCGGTCCAATGTAAATCAGTTTTACTATTTCCGGCTGCGTATTTGCCGTTTTTACGGCTTTTTCTTCTGTTGTGGTATTTTCTACCGCCTGCACCTTTTCAGCGTCCTTTTCGGCTGCTGTGGCGCTTGCTGTGGTCGCTTTTGCCATTTCGTCTTCCTCCTGTCTATAAATTGTGCAAAATCTCTGCCACATCACGTTGCGTGACTGGCATACTCCAATTTGTCACCATTTCCCCCATGTAATATGGCGGCGTGGTGTCTTGATAAACGATATATTCCAGTGGCAGTTGCAACGCAAACTGACCGCCGCCGATTGTCCCGGCTTTCTTCAATTCGCTGCGCACTCTCAAAATCAGATTAAGAAGTGCCAGTGGTCCGTCCTGCCCATCTTCTGAATACACCGCAAATATTATTCTTACTTTGCAGCTGTCTTCCTCTGGTTCGCCTGCTTTCTTGTCGTCCGTCCCTGTTAGGAACTTTAACAGAATGTATGGCACTTTCTGTTGTACGTCGTCTGCTTCCGGCAGTCCCATTTTATAAACCGCTGCTGCTCTTTCTTTTTCTTCATTGCTTCCCGTTCTGGTTCGCACTGGCAAAATAATGTCAGACGTTTTGGAACTAATGAATTTCTGCAATTCTTCCAACAAAAAAACTGGTGTCATAATTCTTTACCCTCCATAACCATTCAAAATCCTGTTCATTTCGTGTATAATTCTTTCGTTTACCAGTTCTTGCGCTTCCTTTTCCAGCCCGTCTATAATGTCTTCATTTCCCACCATCTGTGCTGCTGATAGTCCCATTTTTTCTTCAATCGGAAAACGCTTGCGTCCTGTCCTCTCAAATACTCCTGTGTGACCATTGCTTTTCATTTCAGCAATGAAAGCGTCTTCAAACGGTGTCCCGCTGCCGCCTTTTTTAACTGCTGCCCGCACCTGCTTTCCTGTTCCGGGCTTTGTCGGTGTGACTTTGAATTTGTACAGCGGTATTTTTACACCAGAAAACGAAACAAAGCCCGCAAGGTTTCCCGTGCTGGCTTTGGTTATATTTATTCTGGTTGCTTTCGTCAGTGCTGCGCCATTTACGGCATATACGGTTTTTACCTGCTTTATTGCCTGTGTCTTCACTCTGGAAATACCACGGTTCATAGCGCTGGCAAATACTCTTTCTGCACCTTTTGGAACGTCTGCCAGCAGGGTTCCCACTCTTTCTATTGCGTCAGATGTTATTTCAATCATTCTTCCAACATCTCCAATTCAAGAATTATTTCCCCGTCCTCGCAGTCTGCTTTTGAAATGTTATACATATTGATTGCCCCGGCTTCGTCAATTTCAAGCTGGCGTCCTTTTTTGGGAACGCAACCAAAATCATATAATGACATATAGACCAGACAAGAAGCACGGTTTATGCCCTCTGCATTGTCCCCGTTTCCTCTCTGCCGTTCGTCGGCTGCCGTGTGGTCAATGATTATGGGCAAATAGTGTTTCTTGCCTTGATACCATATATCAGTCATAGTTGCCATTTCTCCGCAGTTGTGAAACACTTTCATGTCACTGGCAAGCTGTGCTTTGAAGTCCATTAGATAGGCGTTGCAACAAACCAGCTGTCTACATCATGCGGAACGCATAACGGTGCAGAAGACAGATTGAGGAAGCGGCGGGCAGGCTTGCGCTTTGTCCATGTGTCCGGTACATATTTACCCTCTACGGTCATAAAGTTGCCGTCCGGCTCCTTAATAAGTGTGATTGCTCCATAGTACATGGAATAATCAGCGTTTGTGCTTAACAGTGCTAAGCTGTCAGCAGGTACAAGCGGCTTGTCTTCCGGTTTGTTCGGGTTTGTCCAGTCGTCAAGATACCACTCATTGTACTTGTAAATATCAAGTCCCAGTTCGTGAATGGTTCCAAGGTATGTGACGCCGTTCGGTAACTGTTTAGGCTGTATAACCGCAAGATTGAAGTTTTTCACATCAAGCATTTTCTGCACCTTTGCATGATTTACAAACGCATTTGCAACGTCGCCACCCATAACACAAATATCACAGTTTACAAATCCGGTCTTCTGTACGGTTTCGTGCCAGCGCTTCAAATCTGCGATAGGGTCGGAAGTGTCAGCAGTCCACTTCTTCGCTGCTGTTGTGATTTTCTCTTTGTTTGTAAAAGAGAAGTCAATCACTTCATTTACTCCGTCGCCAATGATAGGGATTGTGCCAGTAAAAATGGTCTGTACGCACATTAACTCTTCACGGCGTAAAATCATTTCTCGCAGTTCCTTGAAATCATCAGCCATTTTAAGCACTGCACGTTCCGCAGGTGTTCTGCCAGAATAAAGGCTTTCACCCGGTCTGCGCTGTAAAAGGTCGTCAACCGTTGTGACCTTTTCTGGTGCAACTAAAGGCGGTGTGTAGGTCTTTGTTTCATAGCCAGTGTTTGGCACTACCTTTCCACCAATTACACGGCTGACAAACGGTGCAACCTTTCTGCTTCCTTTCTTGAAATCAACATCAACATTCTTTGTCACGAATGTTTCTTCATGTTTGAAAAATGTACTTCTGAAAAAAGTACGCACGGGCGGTAACTTCTGAACCACTCTGCCCATTGTTCGTGGTTCGTAAATAGATACTTCATTTGCCATGATTGTTTTATCCTCCTTACTTCAAAAAGATTGATACTTTTCGCAGTGCTTCTTTGATTTTTGCTAAATCTGCGCTTGCTTCAAGGTTTAATGCGTCAGCGAAAAACTCACCCGTCAAATAATATGTGACTGGTTCGCCCTTGCCTGCTGCTGCCGCAGAAATTCCGATTGCGTTCGCTTCTTTTGTTGTAGCAACCGGAATGATTTTGTTTTCGTTCTCTGTGTCAACCATTACTGGTGCATACTCTTTGATTTCTGCGCCCGCAACTCCCGTTTCCGGTACTGTTGGGAAGTCGCCAGCAAAGAAATTTTTCGGTGCTGTTTCTCTCTTCTCTACTGCGTATTCACTCATTTTGCGCTACCTCCTTATTTTGTATCTGGAAACAACTTGTCAATAGCGGCATTGAACGGGTCTTTTCCGTCACCGCCTGCGTTGTCTTCCGGTGTTACGCCAGATACGCCGTTTGCCCCGCCGTCCTGTGCGTCCTGCTGGCGGTTCTGAATGTAGTTGCCGCCCGCTTTGTTCTGTTCTGAAATGATTTTGACTGCCATTTCCTGTGCAGAAATAGGGTTGACAAACTTTGCGTCCTTTGCGATTGCGTCATAGTTGCCGTTTGCCAAGTCTTCAATGCCTTTAATTCTGGCACGTTCTGTGGCTGCTGCTTCATTCTGGATTGTCGCTACTAAATCCGGGTATGCGGCTTTTAGTGCGTCAACCGTTGTGATTTTGTTTTCTGGTGCTGCCATTTCTGGTTCCTCCTTTTCCTGTGGCTTGTTGATAGGTTCTGTTGCACTATTTACTAAACTACCCGGATTTTGATTGTGCGGGCTGTTTAATAACTGGGTTGGAATACTCTTGAACATGGAAACGTCAATGGGTACTGAATTGACCACGATTTTTGAAGAATTTTCAACAACCGTTGTGCTGTCTTCAAACATCAATTCATCACAAAAGCCGTTTTCAACGGCAATGTCGCCCGTCCACCATGTTTCATTTGACATAAGCTGTTCTATGTCCTCTGTCTTTTTGCCAGTCTTGCTGGCATATGTATTGACAATGCTTTGTTTAATCACTTTCAGTTCATCAGCCATCTTCAAAAAGTCTTCTGCTCTGAAAGTGTCCCATACTGTCATTGCAGGGTCATGTATCATAAATACACCGTTTCTGGCAATCTTGATTGTGTCGCCTGCCATAGCAATGATTGTGGCTGCGGAAGCTGCCCAGCCATCAATTTTGACTGTCACTTTCGCTGAACAATCTTTCAATCTTGTAAAAATCGCATTTGCTGCGAACACATCACCGCCGCCGCTGTTAATGCGCACGATAATTTCCGGCACATCACCAAGCGCCGCAAGTTCTTGATTGAATTGCTGTGGTGTCACCCTGTCTTCCCACCATGACTGCTGGCTGCTTATTGCGCCGTATAAAAGCAGTTCCGGTGGCTTGTCCCCGGCTGCCGGGATAAAGTTCCAGAATTTATTTGTTGTCACCCCGTAAGGATTGCCCGGCGTTCTGCTGTCCTGCTGCTGGTTCATTCCCGGCATTGTCTGTGGGTTCTGTTGGGGTGTTCTGTTTGTTTGTGGTTCCATTGGCAATTTTCTTCACCTCTTTCAGTTCTTTTTCTTCATGTTTCAGCTGTTCAACATTGTTATAAAAGTTGCTTCCTGTCATTTGCATTGCTTCATCACTTCTGGTGCTAAAGCCGTTTGACACTCTCTCTTTCGCTGCTGTAACCTCTTTTGTTGGGTCAAGCATACCTTTTGCAGGTCCGTTCCACTTTGCCCCGCAATACGCTTTTCTAATTGCTGGGTCTGTAAAGAAGCCCGGTGCTTTGATACGCCCTTTCGCTACCGCTTCCGTCAGCCATTCTTCATACACTGGCTGGCAAAAGTCCGTTGATAGCCAGCCACGGTACATATTAAACATTTTCCATGCTTCTTCCAGTGCGCCTTTGCTGGCTGTATAGCTGGAATTAAAACGCTTCACAAGTAATTCATACGGAATTTCAAGTGCTGCGCCTATCTGTTGGCATATTGCTTCCACAAAGCTGCCAAAATTTGCGTTCGGTCTTCCGGGGTTTGTGTCGTGTGCTTTTTCTCCCTCGTTTAAGTCGATAACAGCACCCGGCGCAAGTTCAATGGTGCTTTCGTCTTCTGCGTCCACCTGCACTTCTTCCGGCAGCATACTTCCTATGGCGTCTTCTGCGCTGGCGTCTGCCTTTTCAATAAAAATAGTAAACATACCGGACACAACCGCCGCCACAAGCTCTGCGTCCGTGTATCTTCCAAGCTGTTTCAAACTTTCAATGACTGGTGCAAGGAATGGAACGCCTCTGCGCTGTTCTATTCTTTCCCGGTTCATCATGTGAAGCACGTTTCTTCTTCCGGTCTTTTGTCCGTATGCTTCAACCCTCTGCCAGCTTATGTCATTGTATGCGTATGACAACGGGTGGTGGTTCGCTATGTGATACGCTATCACTTCCCCGGACTTGTCAACCTCCACACCTCCGACAATCTGGTTGTCTATTGTGTCGCAGTTGTCCGGACTGCAAAGCCTGTCCGCTTCTATCAGCTGCACACGCAGGTCATATGGCTGGTTTATTCGTGGCTTAATTGGCAATACTGCCAGACAATCCCCAGAAATAAGCCAGTTCATAAAAGCCAACTGCTGCAACTCATAAAAGTTATCTATCCTTGACATATCGCAATCATTGCTTTCAGCCCAGATGGACCATTCTTTTTCAATCTTCTTTTCAAGGTTCCGGCGTTCTTCTGGTGAAATTCCCAGCGTTTCTGCGTCAATGGTTGACTTCAACCGTAACCCACGTCCAACAACATTGGTGCGCATGGTCTTGACTGCTCCATTTGCCAGTGGCACGCCCATATACAAATCACGGGTACGCTGCCGCAATACAGATACGTTGTCTTCTATGTCCTCACGACTGCTGCCGCCTGCATGAAGCCAGCCTGCAAGTGATTTTTTTGTGACGCTGGCGCCATAATTGCCATAGCCACTGTCTAAAATCTGCATTTTCTGCCTTGCAACCGTTCTTTTCAGTGCCACTTGCGGTGCAATGGCTGCTATTACCTTATCAATTCCTGCTGCAATTCCCACGCTTTCACCTCCTTTATTACATGAAAAAAGCACCTTTTCACGGGTGCTTTTCGTCTTTTCTCACTTATTCACGCTACAATATTACCCCATTTTTGCGGGCAATGGGGGGAAATAAACCCTAAAAACGGGCAATCACGGGCAATCTTTTATAAATCCCGTGGCACAAATCGTTTTGCACGGTTCCTGCCGCCGTATTTTGCCGCATTTTCAAGCGCAGTGACTTTCCCTTGCCAATATTCAATAGACTTCCTAATTTCGGTCAGATTTGCTTTCGTCATTGTTCTGCTGCCTATTGTGTAGGACTGGGCGTTTGTCACCGCCAGTTCCGCTTCCAGCCATGCGTCAAGGTGTCTTTTTGCTGTTTCCAGTGTAATTCCTGCCATTTATAATATTCCTCCACTTCTTCTTCTGCCACGTTTTACAATTTTCTTTGCTACCGTGGCTTCTTTCTTTTTGTCCGGTTTCTTCAATGGTACATTGATAATTTCAATAGCTGCCGTTGCATAGTTCCGGCAGTCCAGCGCTTCATTTCGTTTGTGTTCGCCTTTGTCTTTCAGTTCCCACGCAAAATACGGTCTTCCCATTTTGTAGCGCATTACCTTTTTTTCCGACGTTAAGCCCTTGAAATACTTTTCGTCATATCCCTTGCCCTCTTCTTTTGGGAAATGGCAAAAGCCGGGTCCCTCTTCCTCCAGCTTTAGTCTGTCCATAAGCAGGCTTTTTCCGGTATCAACTCCCAGTGTGAAAAGATATGCGCCCTCACGGTTGCTTTTTGACGGCTTCTGGATATACGCTGCGGCGCTATCATTTGAACCTTTGATTGCAAATACTCTGCGATTGAACCGGGCTTTGCAGAATTTATATACTTGATTGGTTCTGTGTCCTCCACTGTCAATGCAGACGCATGACAGCTTCATTTTCGTTCCGTCCGGTTTTTCAAAGGTCTGCAATAAGAATGTGTCAAGGTCTTGCCAGACTTGATTGTTGATGTCTGAATTGTCGCCGTATATTGCCGCATACCTAATGCCCCAGCTTTCATATTCTGGACCCCAGCCCACAACTTCAATTTCAAATCTGTCGTCCTGCGTATCTACGCCAGCTGTCAAGTACAGCACTTCTTCCGGCACTTCGCACTTGTATTTCTCCCGGCGCTTCATCAGTTCGTCGTCTTCTATGGTTTCCCCGTCTTCTTCCCACGTTTGCCCCATTTCAGTATTGGTCCATACTTTCATCAGTTCCACATTGCCTTTTTTCATCTGGTCATTTGCCGTCAGAAACTTTTCAACAACTTCTTGCCATGTGGTCAATGTGGAAGCAAGCGTGTTCAAGTGGAACCCACGCACGGGGTTGTCTGGGTCTTCATGCACAAAGGTTCCGTCAATAAAGTGTTCTTTCCATTCTGCTTCACTGGATATGACGCCGCACTTGCTGCAAGCATATCTGATTTCTGACAGGTCATTTTTGTCAAATACAACATTTGACCAGACCAGCGGTTGCAGTTCTCCGCAGCACGGGCACGGTGCGTTCCATTCTCCCCGGCTGCTGTTTTCGTACTCCACTTCTATTCTGGAAGCCCCTTTGACCGTCGGTGTGGAAATGTCCACCTGCTTTTTATTCCAGAACGTAGTCTGACGCTTTGAAGCCAGCAAAAGCGGGTCGCCCTCTTTTCCTGCGCTGGCTGGGTATGCGTCTATTTCGTCCGCAAGCAATATTCTGATTGTGTGGCTTCGCAGTCCTGTTGGGCTGTTCGCTCCTGCAATCGTTATAAAGCCGCCCGGAAATATCTTTTGCATGATTGTATTACCGCTGTTGCGGCTCTTTTCGTTGATACGGTCCGCAAGTACGGGCGTATCACGTAGCATAGGCGACAGCTTTTCTTTTGAAAACTTCTCTGCCATGTCTATTGTCGGCTGTATAACCATAATCGGTGACGGGTCATAATGCACATAATATCCAATAGGGTTCAGCACCATTGCGTCTGTCTTTCCCACCTGTGCTGCCGACATAATCACAACTTTTTTTATTGTAATATCTGTTATGGCGTCCATAATCTCTTTTTGATACGGTGCCTTTGCCGTCTTCCAGCGTCCCGGCTCTGCGGAAGACCCGGCAGACAGTCTGCGGAACTTGTCTGCCCACTGTGAAAGTGTCATTTCTGGTGGCGGTTGCAGCACTTTGAAAATCCGTGTGAACATATCAACTGTGTTTTTCTTCATTGTCTACACCGTACCCAAACACTGTCTGGAAGTCTGAAAGTTCTTCCAATACTTCATCAATGGCGCTTTTCAGCAGCTTAAATATTTCTGTCTGGTCCTTTTTCTTTGATAGAATGGGGCTTAACTTTGCAGGTATAGCCATAAGCCTTGTTTTGAACCTAACAAGTGTGTCTGTCATTACCTGTTCCACGTCCTCTGTGGTGTGTACCTCATTTCTGCGCAGTTGCAATTCCAGTTCTTGTGCTTCTCTTTTTGCTCTGACCAGCTTTGCACGTTCTGCGTTGTAATCTATTGCGCTTTCACTTTCCGGGTTGTTTTTGCGCAAATAATTTATGTACTGGTGGTTTACGGTCTTCAAGTCGTACAGCCCCGGTCTGATTTCCGTTATAACCTTTTCGTCACGCAGCTGGCGCACTCTGCGTTCTGAAATATCCAGCCAAGCGGCAACCGCCTTTGAAGTGTACGCTTTCAAAAACCGCACCCCCTTTCTTTTGTGTCCGAATTGGTCACATTTTTTTCTTTTTTAGCCCCTACCCCTTTATTTTTTACCGGGTCGGAAGCGGAAATGAAATTTTCAAAATTATATCTGGGCAGGTTTTGGGCGTCGCCGTACCCGCAGTGCTTCCAGACTGCCGGAAGAACCTATCAAACGTCGTCCACAACGTCTGTGATTTCGTCACTGTCGGCGCTTCCGTCCGGGTCAATCTCAAATTCACCCGTTAGCTTCTGTTTGTTAAGTTCAAGTTGCTTTTCGGCAAGCGTCAAGCGTCTGTCCTCCAACTCATACGCCTTGATACTATCCAGCTGCTTGATGATACGCCCATGCAGCTTGTTTAGTTCGGCTTCCACTTTCATTGCCCGTTCAAATGGGCTGGACTTAATGACAGACTTCATGGCTGTTTTATATGTTTCTGTCTTGCTTCCCTCTGGGTCTGCGCACTGCTGGTGTTCCATGCCGCAGTCCTCTTCCTGCTGTCTTTCCTCCATGCTCTTTGGTACAATCATGTGTACTATTTTATCTGTGTAAAAGCCGCCTGCTTCTGGGCTTTCATACTCTTTCAATAGGCTTTCCAGATAGGCTTTGCGCAGATATAGTGCCTGCAATTCCTCCATCATTTGTGACATTGCGGACGGTGTGCCCATGTTCTGTATGGCTGCCGCCTGCTCCGGGTCTATGTCTTCATATCCCGCCTGCGCAAATGCGCCATGCGTGACAGCATTTTTATTACCTTTTTTTGCTGGGGTTTTTCCGGCAGCATTTTTGTTGCCTTTTTGACCCCCTCTTTTTTTCGGCTTGTTTTTCAGTGCTTCGTCCCAGCTGTCTTCTGACTTCCATTTTCTTATCCGCACTTCTGGCACTCCTGCCAGCTTCGCCAGTTCCGCTGTTTCAATCTTGCCGTCTGCGTCCAGATAGCGTTGCATTGACTTGTCCCGTTCCGGGTTCCGTGGTCTTCCCATCTTCTCACCTCTTTTCGTTCGTTTTCATTCTTTCCAACTCTTCCAGTTTACGGAAGTATAAAAAATTATGGGCTTTGTAAATTCAAAAAATCACCAAAGCCCACTATTGCCAACGTGCAAATATAACGACTTAAAGCCTGCTTCACTGGCTTAAATTATACCAGTAAAACGCAGGCAATGGCGGGCAATGATTGCTTATGCAATCCTCTGAAATTGTGAAATAATCTGGTTCTTTTCAAACCTCTGTGAAAGTGTTTCAAGTGCTGTATCTCTGATATTCTTACACTGTCTTTCACTGTATGAATTGCGTACCGCTACTTGTTCCCATTTGAGGTTGTGCATGTAAAAATCAAAAATAATGCGCTTTTCTTTCAGTTTCAGCCTTGAAACTTCCTGCAAAATCTGCGCCTTTAAGGCTTGCAACTGCTGCACCTTTGCTTCATACTCTCTGATTTCGCCGCTGACATAATCTGGAATATTAAGCGCCATATTTTCTGTTTGTCGTGATATATTATTTTTTCCTTTTGGTAGACCGTCGCATTGTATAGCGCCAATGGGATTGTAGTATTGGTCCGTTAAGTCACTTATTATCTTTCTGTATATACTCACCTCCCCGTCTATGTCTTTGTAATATTCCAGCAATTCAATAACCCTGCCTTTTTCCATTGCCTGCGCCATTTGCTTTTCCTCCATTCTTTGTTTTTGCCAGTCTTTCCCGGCTTCTATCCGTCTTGCACGTCAACTGCGTTTTCTCCTGCTGCCTGCTGCCGTTCTTTCTCTTCGTACCCCATACACTTCATGTATCTTTCCGGCTTTTTGCAGCTTTCATAGTGTTTGCAGTCAACGCAAACATTTTCTTTCATTTGTGCTTCCTCCGTGATATGTACCCTGCGCACTCCGGTTCCCCTCTCAATAACCGCATTGAACATGAACCGCCGCACTCATAGGCTTTTGAAATGTGCTTTGCGCATTTTGTATTTGCGCACTGGTTTCGGCAAAATACGGGCATATTGTCTGTATTAAGCATTATTATTGGTCTTTCCATCTGCTGCACCTCCGTTTCTTCTCACAAACTGGAAGCACCACGCTTCATCACGCATGGTTTTTATTGTTCCGTCTTCGTCAATGTATACTGCGTCAATAAACTTCGGCTTTGGTGGTTCCCCCTCTTCTAACGGTCCTGCAAAATCAATCATAATTTGCAATACGTTGTATACTCTTTCGTTGATAATCATTCTATAATCTGTCATGTTTATTGGCATTTTCCGCACCTCCTATGCTGTTTCATGTAAAATTATCTTTCTGAACATACTTTCAAATATCGGAACTGCAATGCTGTTTCCAGCCTGCTTGTATAGCGCCATTCTGTATCTTCCAGAACGCTTCTGGACTGCTTTTGCCCTTTCATAGTCCTTGTCTGTATATCCTTGCAGGCGCCAGCACTCCCGTTCTGTTAAATATCTATAACGCCCGTTTCCGCAGTCAATCACCTGTGCTGGTGTTCTGTCCTGTCTGGTCGTGATTGTGTATGCAAAATCTTTTATTACTGTTGCTCTTCTTATGCCTTTTTCTCCAATCACACTGTACACGCTCGGTTGCGTCACGTCATACACTGGCGGCACTTCGTCGTTGTTCAGAAGAAATTCTGATATGTCTTTCATTGGCGTTCTGATTAAGTCTGAAAAGTCGAACTTTTCACCATTCAGTACCGATACCGTGAAAACCCTTTCCCGTGCCTGTGGCAATCCAAAGTCCCTTGCGTCTAATATTTGATAATTGCTTGTATATCCCAGCTTTTCCATTTCTGCTATGTATTGTTCAAAGTTCTTCTTGTTGTAGCCGTTTAATACATTTTTCACGTTTTCCCAGATAACATATTTTGGCTTCCATTCGCCCATATTTTGAATAATGTGTATTGTTTCCCACATCAGACTTGACCGGGTGCCGCTTCCTTTGTCTGCCCCTTTTCCTCTGTTTATCCTCCCTGCTTCCGCAGTTGCTTTTCCTTGATGTCCCGCAATGCTCATATCTTGACACGGGCTGCCGTGTATCAGAATATCTGGTTTGAGGTTCCAGCCCACCACTGATTGTGTTTTATACTCTAATTCTTCCGCAAACATTGCATTGTATGACCTTACGGCGTTTTCGTCTATTTCCACATAGTCAATGGCTTTTGTTGGAATGTTCAAATTTCGCAAAGCACATCTGGGGGAACCAATTCCCCCAAATAGTTCTAAAATCTGTACCACGTCTACACCTCCTGCAACGCTATTACACAATAGCCCTCTTCAAGTGCGCTGCTGGTCGTGTCGTCGTCCATGCAGATAATTTTCATGTCTGCCGTGTTCCCGGTTGCTCTGCCCTCTGCAAACTCAATCAGCTTCACTGTGTCGCCCTCTCTGTAACCGTCATTTTTCAAAATCATGTATGGTCTTGTATGGTCGATTGCAACGGCTTTCATTTTGTCCGGTGATACTCTGATTGTTTTTTCTTTTCTTTCATCAGACGGCAAATGCTGCATTTTCTCTTCCTGCTGCATTTCACGCAGTTTCTTTTGTGTTTCCCTGTCAATAGCTGCCTGCTCTTCGTTGTATCTCTCTTCGTCCGTCTTCTGGGCTTCTCTGCGGTTCTCATAAGCATTGCAGCTGGTCACGGTTGCTGTCTTGTCGTGGCAGTCCTCATAGTGTGTGCAGCTGTAACAAAGTGACGTTATCTGCTCCGGCTGCGGGTCAACATATTCTGACTGCTGCCCGGTTGCGTCCTCTGTGCCCTCTGTGGCTTCTCCTGCTCCCTCTGTGTCTGCTTCTTCCTGCTGCTGGTCTGTTTCATTGCCTGTGGCACTTTCTGCCGTTCCTGCGGCTTCCTGTTTCTCTTCCATCTGGCTAATGTCCATCTGTCCCGGTATCTGCTGCGACGCTTCCCAGCTCTTCTTTAACTGCTTAATGTCCGATAATGTCAGCACTTCATTTTCCCGGAATACCTCTGCCGCCTGCTTCTGGTAATCTTCCGGCAACCCGGACGCTTCATAAATGACAGATACAACAATTCTGTTTGCCTTAAATTCTGCCATCAGTTCTGGAATGATATTGTTATAGATTGCCTTGTATCTTCCAACCTGCGCCGGGGACGTTTCTATAATCTCTGCCAGTAAATCACGGGTTCTGCCCGGAATGTTCATGCTTTCTTTTAATTCCAGTACCAGTTTTTCTGTTTCCAGCGCTTCTGTCATGCGTTCCCAGTCTGTCTTCTCACGGAAACGGTTTGCCATAATCAGTGCCAGTCTGTCCAGAATTGCGTTTTTCTTCGGCTTGATTAAGATTGGAACCCGTCTGAAACGCTCTTTTCCTTCGTCCACCAGCTGCATGACCGCCAGCCGTCTTCTGTGCCCTGCAATGATACGGCGCTTGCCGTCTTCCTCTTCATCAGTCACCAGAAGTGGTTGCAACACTCCCAGAAGTTCAATAGACTGTTTTAAGTCCTGCACGTCTTCCACGCTGTAAAAATTGCCCTTTGACGGTATAAGGTCGTAAATATCGGCGGTGCTGCTCACGCCCTCTTCGGACGTGACAACCTCTGTGCCTGCTGCCGCCTGCTGCTGTTCTGTTTTCTGCTGCTCCCCAGCTTCCTTTGACCGCTGGTTTAATAACTCTGTCAAGTTGAATTTCTTTGCTGCTCCTGCCATTGTCTTTCCCTCCTAACGTGTCCGAATTGGTCACATTCTCAACCATTCTTCCACTAACGCTTTATAGTCGGCACTTGCGCCGCAGCGTGGGGAATATAAAATGATTGGTAATCTTTCAAATGTGCTGGGCTTCATTTTTGGTGTCTTTCTGATATGTGTTTCAAACACCGGATATTCAAGCGTCTTCAAGAACTCTTCGCCCTGTGTGTCTGCTTCATTGGTTCTGTCGTACTGTGTGACAAAGCAGCCGCAGAAGCGCAACTGTGGGTTTAAGTCCTCACGGGTGTTGTCAATCTGTTCTTTCAGTTCTGCCAGCCCATCTATTGCAAAATCATCAATGGTTATAGGCACCATGACGTCTTGTGAAGCTACCAGCGCATTTATGGTTGAAATGTTAATGTCTGGGGCGTTGTCAATAATGCAGTAGTCATATTCATTCTGTAAACCGTCCAGAAACTTTTTGAAGCGTGTCTGTTGCGGTCTTGACTGGTCCAGCATGACTTCAAGGTTTGCTGTAAGCAAATTCATGTTCGCTGTGATAATGTCTAAACCCTCAAAGTCCGTGTGCTGGATAACCTCTGCCGGGTCAATGCCCCGCTGGGTCATTACTTCTGCTGTTCCCTTGTGGTCATAGCTGTGGCGGTTCATAATCTTGCTTGCGTTGCCCTGCTTGTCATTGTCAATCAGCAGGACTTTGAAGCCGTGGACTGCTGCCAGAATGTGCGCCATGTTTACGCTTGAAATGGTCTTCGCTACACCGCCTTTTAAGTTGATAATTGATAATACTTTCATGTGGTATTCCTCCTTGTATCTGGTATGAATTTATAGTTGCTTTCCCAGTAATACACGGGGCGGGACTTGAACCCGCACCCGGCAGCTTCGGTGGCTGCTGCGCTATCCATTGCGCCACCCGTGCTTGCTATTCCCAGTTTGTTTCATCATCACGGAAGCAAACGACAATAATATCTTCGTTTGTTGTGTTCATGTGTACTGCGTGAACGTCCAGCAATTCAATTTCCCAGCCATTGTTTAAGTCTGTCATAAGAAATTCTTTTGTATTTGCGTATTCTGTGACTTCTCCGGCTTTGCAATCAACCAGTCTTATTTTTAAGTCTGTCTTTTCTTTTCTGGTCATGTACTGTATTAAATCAATTTTTAAATCTGCCATTGTCATGCAGTAGAAACGCTGGTGTTTCTCGTCGTGCATTTTGTATCCGTGTTCTGTAAACTTCATTTTCTGTACCTCCGTTTGTTTTTCTTGATTGTCTTTATTATATACTTACGGAAGTATAAAATCTATTGACATTTCTTACAATCTTACGGAAGTATATTTGTTTATTTTGTATACTTCCGTAAGTATTCAACTATTATCTGCCACGCTTTTTCAGTTCCTTGTCAAACATCTGTACTGGCATTGTCACTTTCATGGGCTTATATGACCCCTTGCCGTCCAGTTCATACAAAAACTGTGTTTTCCCGGATTTCAGATAGTGCATTGTTGCAATGTCGGTGACAGTTGCAATGTGAATATCCTTGCCGCCGACCAATACTGTTGCGTGTGGCGGTATATAAAGTGCTTCTGGCATTGCTTCTGTCTGCTGTGCCTTGTTATCCAGCTTGATTGCTACTGTGTCCCCGATTTCCAACGGGCATACTGCGTGAAAAAATTCTGCTTTCATTTCTTTTCTTCCTCCTGCTGTTCTTCCAATTTCTTTTTGTTCTGCTGCCTTATGTACCACCCTGCTTCACGTATTACCAGAAGCATTAGAAGTATTACGCCAACTATCGCAAGAAATAATATTGACCCAGCAATCACTTTGACTGTTTCCCAAACTACTTGAAATATCTGTGCCATTCCTGCTGCCCTCCTGCTTCCGGGAAGAACTTTTCTGCGTCTGGCACAAGCACTGTCTTTCCCTGCTTCCTCATGTTTTCCCTTGTAGCCTGCAACACTGGCTTCAATCGGTTGATTGTCTGCAACTTCTGCGCCATTATATTTCTGCTTTGCTGTGGGTGCTTCTCATTGATATGGTCCTGGACCATCTGAAATACTTCACGCTTGCTGTTGCAATGCTTCTTGCGGCTCTTCTTTCTCTTCTTGTTTCCTGCCATGTCCTATTCCTCCATCAATAAAACTTTTTCTGGTATCTGCTGCCCTTGCTGGCGCTCTGTTTTCTTCTTTGGCGCTGCTTCCTGTGCTTCTGAAACTTTGCGTCTTCCGCTGCTGCAACCTGCTTTTTGACTGCTTCATGGTCTATGTTGTCAACCTCTTCTTGCAGGACTTCCAGCACTTCAACTTCACTGTCCTTGAAAGTGAATGTCATACCGGGGTCATACTCTCCACTTGTCCAGTCTTTCTGGAACTTCTCAAAATTATCTCTGTATCTATACGGTGCCTGTGGGTGGTACTGTTCGGCTTCATATATGCCCAGCATAACTTCTTTTTCGTCCTTGTCGTCCCAGTTGTAAAGGTGCCAGCTTTCGTGGTTGTCCCAGTTCCACTTTGATAAATACAGCACTATTCCGTCAAAGTAGTTACCCTCACGCACCATGCCTTTCATTTGCTTGCAGGTGAAGCCCTGCCCCTTTAATTCCTCTTTGATTTTCTCATAGTCCCTGCCGCCAGTATGTAGCTTTGCTTTTACGATTAACGGCAAATACTGTGGCTGTTTATCTTCTTTTCTTGCCATTGCTTGTCCTTTCCAGTCTGTCTGCTATCCGCAGTATGCTTTCCATTGACTTTCTAATGTTTGTGTCTGTGCCCTCTGTGATTTTCAGCACGTCTGCTACGTCCCGCAGTTCTTGTGCCATTTCCTCTGTTTCCCCGGTCACAATGTCGTATTTATTGCGGCAGGCGGTGCAGACCTGCGAACCCTCCGGGATAATCTCACCGCATATCAAGCAGCGGTCAACGTCGTTCATTCTTCCCAGCTTTCGTATTTCTTCACACGCCTTGTCAAGTTCTGCACCTGCTCAACAAGGTTTGCAACCTCATGTGGTGACAATCCGGTTTGTTCGTAGTCGTACAGCTTCTTTGCGGCTTGATTGACTGTGACGTGTGGTTTTAATATGGCTTTCTGCCCGTTCTGGCTGTATTCCGTCAGTGTCGTTCTCTTCTGCCGCTTCTGTGGCTTCTGGGGCTGTCTGAACGCCCCTGCACGCTTCATGGTGCTGTAATATGGCACTGTCTGTTTCAATGTGTGGTCCATTGCTCCCATTTACTCTTCCACCTTTCTTCCTGTCTGCTCCATAACTCCCAGATAAGCCGCTATTGCGTCCATTGCTTCTTCTGCTGACCAGCAAACCGCCGTTTCATATCCCTGCTGCCGCAGCTGTTCCAGCCACCAGTCCTGCTTGTCTGTGGTTTTGTTCTTTCCCCACTTCATTTCAACGTAAAGCCCGTGTTTGCCGTTTCTGGCTACTGGCAAGCATAAGTCCGGCACACCTGCTTTTACTCCCTGCCGTTTAAGGTTTGCCGCTTCAAGCTGGTTCCTGCTGCCGCCGTTTGGGATATGGTGCAGCAATTCCAGTTCTGGGAAGTCCTTTGCGTAGAACGTCGCCCAGTTTATAACTCTTTCCTGCTCTGTGGCTTCACTGCGCTTTCTGTAATATGCTCTACTCATTTGCTTCGTTTTCACCTCCTGTCTTTATATTCTCAAAGTAAAACTTTACTTTTTCGCAATTTTCTTTCACAATTCCGTACTTTTTCGCCAGTCTGTATATGAATACTTTTTCCAGCCGTTCCGGTAGTGTTTCCAGCTGCTTTCTGAATTTCTCAATGCTCATTGTTGACTTATAGAAATTGCACGCCCGGCACGCTGGCATATAATTTTCAATGCTGTTTATCTCTGGCACTTTTCCGGCTTTTAATTCCTTTTCGTGCAAGTACACGGCTTCTATGTGGTCAACCTGCATTTCTTTGATT